TGATACTGAGTGGTGATTTCATAAATGGTGAAACCTAAATTCTGTTGTAACACAGGAACAATACCATTCCAATTTGAACCTTCTAAGAAATCTGAAGACGGTAGTCTGTCAGTTCTCATTACATTTAAAATCTTATTAGAAATTGTAAGAGGTGTTGATTCAAATTGTGGTAACAAAGAAACTGAAATATATTCACTATCAACTTGTGAAGGTTTTTTACCTTGACCTGAGGTTTTTAACCAATAAAAATCTAAACCTGAAACATCTTCTAATGAATCATATTTACCGTCATTAACTTGAGAATCAAAAAAGTCATTTTTTTCTATACTTGTTGTTAATACAACACTGTTATTTGTAGGATAATCAAAGTAATCATTTACACCGTAACTTTTCAAAGTTCTACCACCACTATTTACGAAATTTTTCCATTCAGTATTTGCATCTAATCCACTATAGTACCCAACATTTGATGTTGTAAATGCAGAAAAACCGTTACCGGCACTAAAGAATTTACTCTCATAAAATATGTTAGATTGAACATTGTGATTTTGAACCGACATATCAGTTTCTGTCAATTTTTGAATAGGTACATTGACTCTTGATTTAGTTGTAACAACAACGTCATCTTCGTTTGTAAATCCAAGAATCTTACCAATACCATATTTGTTGGTATACAAAGGTGAGTAAGGGTCAACCCCTCTTTGAAGAATTAAAATGTATTGATTTTCAAATCCTTCAAATGTTGTTCTTGGCTGATATCCTGTGGTATACTTATCCCAAGTTAAACCTTTTTTTCTAGCATAGGTAACATTAACAACCGAATTTATTAATTTTAAAAATGAATTATATGTAGGTTGTAATTGACATACAGGACCCACAAACACAACACTACCATCACCACTATCTAATGTTGGTGTTGCACATGCACAAACCTCCATGGTCTCACCAACCCAATCTTGTGCGGTTGTATCATATACGTTAGTTAGGTTAACATATTGTGTAGTTCCATCACAAGCCTGATATGAGAAATATGCGAATAATTGACCGACAGTTGAGTCGTCACATTTTACAACATACTTTCTACAAGATGAACACCCTGGTTGTGCAATAAGATTAAACGCATCACTAACGGTAATTGCGGTAACCACTTGGTAATATTCAATGTCCGCAGGGTAATTATAATTTGTTTCTGTCGAACCTGAACTTAAGGTATACGTTTTAGTTGTATCTGTAGTTTGAGAAGTAGCATAATTTATTGTTACGGTACTAGGACCAATAAATAACGTGGTACCGCTAATACCTGTATCTGATTGAGTATTAGAACTGAACTTATAGTTATTGTCCGACGAATTTTCAGGATTAACAAATGTCAACAACGTTCCTGCAGGAAACTGAGATTGAGACATTATTGTTAAAGTATTATCAAAGTGTTTTGTCGTTGCGTTTGATGGATTATCAAAACTAACAGAAATTCTATTGAGTCCGTCAAAGTATTTTTTTCTACTATTGAATTGGTTAACTCTCTGAGCCATCGGTAATGATGTTCCATATGCGAAATACTTGTCATTATCCGCATCAGGTAATCTTGTCTCCTCAGACTCTGTAGATTTATAAACCCCCAACTTTTGGTTTCTAAAAATTCTTGAACCAACCGCCTGTGACAAAGTAAAAGATTGAACCGCAATATTATCATCTGAGATTGTACCCTCATCATCACCTTTTTCAACCTCATTAAATCTCAAATCACTCTCAGAAATTTTTTCATAATAAAGTCCAGGATTTGCTAAAGGTGTTAACAAAGATGTTCCACCACCTTCACTGTCACCGGCAATGGTGTCACCAGGTTTACAATCACAACCCTGACACTCGGGGTATGTTAACATTGGTAAGTTAAACGCCCCAAATTTAAACTTAGTAATTCTTCTGAATTGTGTTGTAAGTGTTATAGCAAGTGCGGTAAAAAAGATTGCTGGCGCAAGAAATAGTAAACCAGCACCGAATAGCGCCATCAAAGCAGCCGTAAGGGTAAAGAAAGTGTAGGCTAAATACGATGAAATAGCTATCAAAGCAATTACAATAGGAACCGCCAAATTATTCCACAAAAATGCAATAATATGATAAGTAATAAGAAGTGGTACAAATGTTATTTGGAATATCTGAAATAAGATTGAAAATAAGAAATATATTAAATCAAAATTCTTAACCCCCTCGTTGACGGGAAAATTGTTTGTTGTGTTGGTACACTGATTGTCGGCAATATCTTTTACACCAATAAACTTACTTCTACCACCCCCCCTTTTATACTGGTCAATTAAACTAGAAACGGTAAAGACTTTGTTGTATTGAAGTTCATAGAAGGTATCAAGACAATTAATGGCATTATTTAATTTTTCATTCTCAATTGCCGTGGTACTGGCATCGGTATATCCTGACCAATCAATACCAAAGTAATATGAACTTTTTAAATCTTTTAACAATAATGGGTTACTACCATAAATCGGGTCAACAGAGGACAATTGCCATCCATATTCTCTGATGTTTGGAACCAAGTAATATGGTCTTCTAATTTGTTCAACAGAGTTTGGTGATTGTTGCCATTTGATTTTGAATCTGTATTTTCCTTTTGTTGGAATACCCACCGACGGGTCTCGTGAAAATATTCTTGTTCCGTCTTCAGAGGTTGTCACATAATCCAAGTTCATTGGAACTTCAACAACCCATGTACCGTCACCGTCAATTACATTACCTGAGTTTTCCAATCTATATTCCTCCAAGATTGGTCTACCCTCATCATCTTGGTTGATTGTTTGTCTAACGGCTAATACCTGACCAGGACCAGGGATATTCTGACACAGACTACCTGTATTGTCTTTTGGTTTACATCCTCTACCTAACACACTTGGAGGTCCATCGGTTCTTACAGATGGTGCCCCGATTCTATACTCATCAGGACTTGAGAACATTGAACCCATGAATATCGCTGTTGGTTCAATATCAATATTGGCTTCTTCACGTAAATCAAAATCAACACGGTTTACCTCGGCTTGACATAGACTTGGGTCACCCCAAAATGGATTTACTTCAAAGGTCTTGGTGATGGATACAATCTGTGGTAAGCTCTCCAAGTTGGTTGATGTTTGGAATCTATCACCCGCCACCTGAGCTTCAGTGGCTCTACCCATACGAATCAAATCCTGAGGGGTTAGTGAGAACTCACCAATGTCACTCAAGTCCAAATCCATTACCATAGTTTGTTGTCCCAATGGAACACCAAAAATCATGTAGTCACCACTCTCGTTGGTCTTGACAGTATACTTGTAATAACGGTCGTAAACCGCAACTAAAGTTGGGTCTTTTAAAACCTCTTCTCTTGTTGGGAAAGTACCAACTACCGCATGTTTTGCATATGACGGCTCACTTGGTAATAAGTTATATCTAATACCATTGGTGTCCCTATCGTTTGGTTGAACATAAGGATATAGAGCAACAATCTGTTCGTTAAGTGCATCGGTTTCAGTGATAGGTACAAAGATTGAAACCTTTACGTTTGGAATACCTAATCCACCGTTGGCAATAACCCTACCAACCACAACACCGTAGTCCGCACAGTTTCTTGTGTAAACATCATTCTGAGAAATTTGAAGAGAAAGAATTTCTAAAAATTCAAAATCTTGCTCTAATTGAAACGATATATTTTTGTCTACACCTAAGTCAGTTTTTATCCTATATGATTTTCCCATTTAAGGCTTTAATGATAAATAGTTATTTGGGTTTTTTTGAGAAAACCTCTTAATCTAAAAATATACCTTAAGGTGTGATTAAATAAAGGTGTTATGTGAAAGAAACGTTCTGTAAGTTTCTTACCCTCACCTTAATATCTTTTTGTGGGTATCTAACCTGATAAACTTGGTTAGGTTGTGCAAACAAAGTATCGTCAACCGGTCTGATAATTCTTAACTCAGCGTCTGAATATGGCATTGAAGTTTCAGCCGAAGAATATTGTCCCCCCACTTTGTTATCAATAACAATATCCGATACGGTAATTACACCATTTTGACTTTGAACAATACTTCTAAGTTCTGACAAATAAACGTTCTGACCTAACTGTCTGAATTGAGGGTCAAAATATGTTGAAACTCTGTTAACAATATCACTAATAATTTGTCCTGAGTTTTGTGTTGCATCTAATACAACTGAAATCTCCACACCCAAGTCTAAAACCTCTGCGGTTGTTACCTGAATATAGTCATTCATCATTCTATAATTTGACAAATAATTTGCTACGTTTTGTTTCAATGTATTTGATACAATACTAGTCAACTTACCGGATGTATCATAAGATAACATTGAGATGACAATTTTGTTGTTGTTTTCTGTGATTGCCACTTTTGCAGGTGCTCCGAATTCTGCTGGCATGTTCCTCAATAAAGAGTCATAGTCATTAACGGTAACCGCTCTGTTCTGAGCCGCGAAGTTAAATGCAACAAAGTTTCTAACTTCTTCTGTGTTTGGTGCGTTTGAACCACCAATAGCCGCGGTAACGTTGGTACATCTCAATGAATTGATTACCGAACTATTAATTGTTTGTGACGGACCATTAACAAAGAATGATACCGTTCCAATCTGATTAATAACGTTTGTACCTAAGTTTGTCGCTAAACCACCACCAACTCTATACTGAACAAATAACGTTGCGTTTGGTGTCAATGTTGAACCCAATGAAAAGTTATTGGTAATGTTCTGAATTGTAATTGGGAAACCTAAATTGGTGAAGGTATTCAATTGGTCTTGAGCTGAAGTTGTACCCCCACCAAAAGTTAGTTTATCAAACCCTTCAGGTGTGAATTCAGAGATGAATCTACTATTTGTTTGAAGATACCTACCTACCTTAATACCGGGTTGGTCAGACACTTTGGTAGGGTCTTCAATGAAGATTCTATCCTCAGCCAAAGCATCTACCTCAAACCATCTGTTTTCTAAACCTAAAAATTCTGCAGCGGTAGGAACGTTAGTGTAGTTGGTTCCGTTCTTTAATAATACACTTGTAATACCAAGAACGTTTTTATCGGGTAAAAACAATTCAAAGAATGGTTTTACATCGGCAGGTGTGATAACTCTTTTGTAAACTTTGGTAATACCATTTACAACAAGTTCTCTTTTTGTGATTGTGTAGTTAACTAAATTACCTGTGGCATCAAAATTTGGAATCTTTAATCTGTTTGGGAAACCGGCGTAATTGTATGGTGACGAGAAATCAATATCGTATTGGTTTTCAAACACAATACCCGCACCAAATATTTGAGAACCTCTATTTAGAATACCCAAATATCTTTCATCTTCTTTATCACCAAAAGCAGGTACAGTGATTGAGAAGTCAACTAAAGATACTGATGGTCTCTGACCCGGTATTTTAAGACCGTATGTTCTGGCTATATTATAAATTGATGACCTTTGTTGAGCGTATTGTAATACAGTCTCTTGGATACTTCTATCAATGTGATAGTGTAGGTTGTCTGCAACCGCAA